CAAGCGTGATTGCCCGCATCTCGTACAACTGACGGAGCCGACGCTTGTTGATCTCGTCCTTGTTTACAGGCTCATTGGCCTCATGCATTTTTCCAGCGAATTTGATCCGCCTGCGAAACACGAAAGCAGCATCCGGATCGAACTTTGGCAACCACACTACTTTTTTAGCCATATCAGTGTTCCTCTATTTCGCAACCACGGCACGAACAGCCGCGTCTTTGGCCTCTAATAGCTTCCTAAGAGCCACAGTCCGTTCAGGGTTTCTAGGAATAGTATCCACAATTCTTTGCGCATGGTCATGGAATGGCATGCTTATTGCCTGCAAGTGTGCAGGCAAATGACCATAGGCGAAAAACTGCAATATGTATTCATATTCTGCCACATTATGTCTCCTGTAAAAAAGGACCGCCAGTTAAGGCGGTCCAGTTTGGGCGGAAAGCTCTTTAGAGGACGATGTTGTCCCAGAAAGCACCGAGATCAGCAGAAATCAACTTCTGATCGTATGCACTTTCGATTTCAACACGGTCCGCCTTGTATTCAGCAGCGCGACGGAATTTCGACATCACGAAGCCTTCCGAGTCAGCCGATGCACCGACACGACCGGTCCACGCGAACGTGTAACCACCGGACGGAACAAGCAGACCTGGAGAAGGAGCTGCATAGACGAGCAGTGCCTTCTTGCCACCGATGAACGAATGAGAATTCGTCGCACCCTCAAGGGCAGTGTTCTGGATGGCTCCCGACACGAGAACCTGATCGACTTCGAACAACTCAGCCATGGCTCGCATGTTGACCATTGCCGGGGTGTTGTTGCCGACGCCGCCCGAATACTTGACACGATCGACCAGATCAGGATGATCAACGAGCGCATCAAAGACACGACGACCGATCACGAGTTTGTTCGGTCGATAACCCGTGGACTCCTGAACGGTGGTGCCAGCAGCACGAATATCTTCGATAGGAGTCGAATTCGCATCGCTCCAATGCAAATATTCGCCAGTGGCCGGAGCCGCAGAACCATCATAGTCGTTCGTCCAGATACCACCAGCGAAATACTTCGCAACCCAGTTGACTTCACGATTAATGAGGCCCTTGTGGGTGAGAAGGTTCGTGGCGTCCATGTCGGAATTGACGGCGACGTCTGCGTTTCCGCGTACTTCATCAGGAATATCATGATGGAGGGCGCGAACCGGGCAGTAGTAGGTCGGCGTGTTGTCGACCGAATAACCGGTCCCTGCAGACTCAGTTGCAGGGGCACGGAGCTGCATTTCGTCCCGGTTGAAGTAGCCACGATCATACGTGTAGTAGCGATCGGACTGTTTCAGCACCGGAACAATCGGGAATACCCTGCCAGCTACGAAGTTGCTCGCGCTTTGCAGGAACCCGACGGAAATCCGAGTCAACGGAGTGTTGACATGGACATCAGAGGGAGTCGGAAGCATTTCCTTTTTCCTTATGAAGGAAGACCTAAGTGCCAAGGGGCGACTAGATCACGTGAATAGCCTTACGCTGCGTCGCCGCGCGGCTGGAAGATGATGGAACCGATGTTGTTGACGGCACCACCCTCGACACACTTGCCAAGAATGACGTCGCCAGTGGCCGCAGTAACAGCGCGACCCGTGGAGTCAGAGCCGACGTCATCGCCAGCAGCAACGGTCCCGCCAAGTTTCACCTTGGAACGACCACCGATGGCAACAGCAGCCTCGCGGTCTGCCGCAGCCGGGTCATTTTGAAGAATGCCGTCAGCCGACAAGCCATCACCAGTGACAGCGACTTTCCCGGAAGAATTCACAGAAACGAAGCAGTACTGACTAGCCGACAAGTCGGCATTGGCAGGGAACGACGCCATTTTTACAGCATCAGAGGTAGCCATTTCGATTATCCCTTTTGGATCATTTCAACTGAAAGACAGCCGAAAATGGATGACGTTATGCGGCGGAGCGCTCGCTCAGGTACTCCTGATAAAGCTCCGGCTCGGTCTGCATGACCTTGGCATAAGCTTGGCTATAGGTGATCTTCTCAGCCTTGGCCATTTCCTTGGCCTTGACGTCGAGTTTGGCCTCAGCCTTCGTCGTGTGTTCGCCCTTGAGGGGCTTGCCGGTGGAGTCGACTTTGCCGACTTCGTCGAGATTGTTGCCAACAGCAGCATTGCCGCCGACAAGCATGGCAGTGAGGGTCTTCTTGACGTTTTCGTCAAGAGTTTCGATAGCTCGAAGGACTTCACCCTTGGCCACCGCCTCGCCGGGTAGGTTCGGAAGCTCTTCCTCGGCGCGCTTGGTGAAAGCAGCAATTTCTGCAGCCTTCTTGGACACGACGAGGTCTTCCTGGCCCTTCTTGATGATGCCAAAAGCGATTTCACCAACTTCCGACTTGCGGATAGACTGGCCGTCGACTTTGACCACTTCATCGTTGCTTTCAGCGGCCTTCATCAGGGCCGATCGCTCGACGGTGCCCATTTTGATGAAACGATCAGCTTCATCACCAGACAAACGCTTCACATACGAACGCTCGGCGTCGGACAGGCTATTCATCAGATTGGCTTTCGCCAACTGACCAGTGACGTCGGCAAGCTTTTTCTCAAGCTCGGCGACCGCCTTTTCATTGTCAGTCATGTCGGTTTCCTTTTCCGTTTTACTGACGTGATCGCCGGGGTTGTGTCCGGCAGTAGGGACCCCGAAACATTCGGGGTCAGCGAAAAACTTAGTCAATTCTTCTTCGATTTCAGGGAGTTTATCCTTGACAGCTTCGAAGAAACTCTCCACATCAGTGCGGATCATCTGCTCTTTAGCAGAGGCCGACAACGATGCAGCACCAACGATAGACCGAAGAGAAGAAGACAGCGCATCGATGAAGGGCCAGATCTCTTCCTGAGCTTCCCAATAACGACGACGCTTTTCATTCTCTGCAGCAATTTCGGTAAAGGTTCTCGGGGACACGTCATAACTGGAGACGTAATCATAACACTTTTGAACGATATCCCCGAACAAATCACTCTTCGAATAGTCTACCGCCTCGACTACACCGGAAGCATCACGCTTCATGATAGTCATTTTGGCCCCCTTTTGAGCAGGCCTATCGACGGCACTAATCTCAGAAATAGAGAATTCTTTCATCACTCGGCGCTTGGCCATCAGTCAACCTCCTCATCAACAATTCGGCGTCCACCGATGGAAAACCCGGTATAATCACCGCTACGGAATTTCTCCAGGATTTCAGGATCAGAGGGGCGCATCGCGATCAACAGGCCAGTGACCGGCGTCTCAATATTCAGAGACTTAGCCACATCAGTGGTGAGAGGGAAAATGAATGGAATAGACCCCACGTCTTCCCCCTGATGCATGTCGCCAGCAACCCGAACCTCTGCGAAATCCAGAGTGGCTTTGATCAGGGCATCTTCCGGAATATGGTCACCCTGAGTATCGAAATAAGGCTCTCCATCAATTTTACAGACGATGGCCCACCCGAATACAAGGCCAAGTTCCTCGTCGACCTTGAGCACTTGTGCTTCACCAAATGCTTCGAACTTGTCCATGCTGTCGCCCTTCTTGCGCTTAGGCTTTTTGCCATCGAAGGGGGCATCCGAATGAACATCCGAAGGAGTAGGATTTTCCTTTCGAACCCACTTACCACCTTCAGTGTGGAATGCCTTCTTCACGGCATTCCACCCAGAATGCGTAGCACGAATGACAGAGCTGTTGTCTGCCCCGAAAATCTCATTATAAGCTTCCCGAAACACCGTCTGGGCTTCATTCGGCAGAGCCTTCCGAATATGGACAGGAAGATTAGAATTACTCGTTAGCATCTGTCTCGTCCTCATTCGGAGGGGTTGTTTCGTCGCTCGCATCTTCCGGACCAGTTGTTTCGTCAACTAGTGGCTCCGGGGCGAGCGGAACTAATGGCAAGTCATTGGGGCGCGGCGGAAGACCGGCCTCGTCGCGAAGGAATTCTTCAAGAGGACCATCCCCACTGAATGAGAACCCAGAAGTAGTCATGCTCTCAAGGAATTGCCCCAAGACAGTAAGATCGGTCGGGGACACAGAACCCGGCCTAAAACTAGGCATCAAATCGCGGTTCTTACCATTTAAATCCCATAACCGGGGAAGCATGTACCTGTTGAGAACAGCTGCGATGTTATTCCCATGCGTCTCGATGGACGTCAAAAATAGGCTGGTCTTGTTGTCAGCCAACGCGTAAGATCCAACTTTTTCCGACCCCATCATGATGAAATCAGCCAGAACCGAACGGGCTATATCCCTCTGATACCTCAAAACAACTTTATCAGTATCAATAGCACGGCGACCACCAGTGCTAAGTAGCTGCATTTCGAACTGACGAACAGTCGAGGGTTTACCCTCGGCGTCTTCGTATACGTCCGAAGGAATAATAGCCCCACCCTGTTCATTAAGGCGCACATCTCGCACCAGCTGTTTGTACTTGTTGATCGCCGCCATCCCCGCTTCGGAGGTATCTTTCAACAGGGAATTGGGGGCGTATAGTATTGGCAGACCGGCCAATTCACGCTCTATGCCGACAGCCTCGTAGGACTGAATTTGTTTCAGTCTATACCACGAAGTATAAGCAGACCGAAGAATGGACATGCCCTCTGGATTGTTCTTCCGGGTAACTGTTCTGAACAACATACCCTTCTTGATAGGGAGATAAATGGGCTGAGTATAACCAGTAATTGGCATCTGTACCCAACCACTTACTCCGCCATCCTCTTGCATATTCCATCTGTCGAGGGTGTCTTGTGCACGGGAAGCAAATTTCCTGATCCCTATCAGGCCATCCGAATACTTGGAGCGACGCTTTGGGTCCCTTTCATTCGGACCTACCCTGCGTTTCCAGACATGTTCGAAAAAGGACCAGCCGAACACCAACATAGTCATGGCTTCGGAGATAAAGTCCTCCCACGTGCCAGACATGTCATCCATCAATGACGTGACAAATTCTGCTTCCGCCTTCGCCGCAGGGGTATCGTTTGCTGGTTCAACTTCCCACTCAGCGGCCCTTACCAACAGGTCGATGGCATTTAAAATGGCACCGACCGTAGGGTCGTTTTTCGACATTTCGTCGTATATACGATAAGCACGTTGACCCCGGAGTTCAGTTAAGAACTCTTCTTGAATATACCCGCCCCAGACCTTGAGTCCGGTTACACCGATTTCACCGAAATTGGGGCGAATTTGCTTTTCTACAGGATCAGTCATACAATACCTTTAGTTCTGTTGCCGCTGCAGCAATTGCAATATGGTGTCCAGTTGCTGGTTCTGTGCACGATTGGCGCGCTCTATCTCACCACGCAACTTAGTACTTTCAAGTTCGATCTTGGCAGACAACTTATCATCGCCACGAAGCAACTCGTTCGCTTTGTTTTCGTTGTCCTTTACCCGGTTCTTAAGCTCGCGGACGTCCTCGGCATTGGCCTCACCCATAAGCTTTACACTGTACCACCCGCCAATCCCTAAGAAGCCATACAACAGGACGAACGCGATGACGGGCCAAAAGCGCAACAGACTGTTTTCTCCATTACCCGTTGCCATCGGATTATTCCTATGTTATCAGGTCTCTCTTGATGGTGGCATTTCCTGCCAACACTGTGGCGATATTTCCACTGGTATCGATGACTTGAAGTTCATGATAGAAACTGCCTTTGAGGGCGTCAGTGTCAGACGCACTCAAAGTAATTTCTAGGACACCTCCGGCAGCATCCGTGATGACGATGCCACTTCCACCAGTAGCCTTTTGGATAAGCGGCGCGGCATCATTAGAGCGTGCCAATTGCCAACTCGCCGTGGCACTAGTCAGGTCAACAGCAACGCCAGCGCTATCGACAACCGATACTGACAGAATTTTGTTGTCGCCTGAGAACATTTCAAAATCGGTTGCCATATTCTATTACCCTATCCAATTCTACCAGTCATTACACCAATTAGTCGCTCTACATCGGTCTTTACACCAGTAAGCTGCTCCCTATCAATTTTTACACCAATCAGATCAGTTCGTAACGAGGATGTTCCTATAAGATCGAGATAACTTATGAATTCGTTTGCAATAACAGCTGGCGTATAAGTTAGTGTTACACCTGCTCCAGTTAACACATAAGAACCGCTATCAGCATCAATTATTCTACCATAAGCCAATACTGCATTTGTACCAGAAACCGAATAAGAACCGGCATTGGCCGACAGCGCTTTACCAAGACTTAAAGCAGCACTCTGGCCATTTATAGTATAGGAACCGGCCAAGACCTCTAGTGTCTTATTTAAATAGAGAGCGGCGTCCTGTCCGCTTATGATGTAAGACCCAATCTCAGCAGGTATTTCTCTACCTAAATAGAGAGCAGCATCCTGTCCGCTTATAATATAAGACCCAACATCAATTGCTAATGTCTTGCCAAGATTGATGGAAACATCTTGACCACTTATAGCATAAGAGCCAGCGTCAGCAGTGACCTCTCTATTCAATTCGGCATTTACATCAGTCCCAGAAACCGAATAAGAACCAGCGTCAGCAGTAACCGAGTACCCGAATTCTAGAGAAGCATTCGTCCCAGAAATCGAATAGGAACCGGCGTCAGCAGTAATCGGTAGGTCCCTTGAAAGGCCGACATCCTGGCCAGTTAGTACGTAAGAACCAACCCCAGCAGTTACCTCTCTATTCAGTTCTAGACTTACACTAGTCCCACTGATAGTGTAGCTTCCTGCCTCAGCAAGAATGGCGATATTCGCGCCATATATCAGTGATGCGGCTTGACCCGTTAGAACGTAAGAACCGGCATCAGCTGCAAGCACGCGACCATATTCTAAAGCGGCGTCAGCCCCAGAAACCGAATAAGAACCGGCATCAGCTGTTACTGTATACCCAAGTGTTAAAGTGGTATCAGCCCCAGAAATCGAATAGGAACCGGCATCAGCTGTTACTGTATACCCATATTCGAGAGAAGCGTCAGTACCAGAAATAGTATATGTACCAGCGTCAGCTGCAAGCACGCGACCATATTCTAAAGCGACGTCAGTACCCGAAACCGAATAAGAACCGGCGTCAGCTGTTACTGTATATCCAAGTGTTAAAGTGGTATCGGTACCCGAAATCGAATAGGAACCGGCGTCAGCTGCAAGTACGCGATTGAACTCTAGAGAAGCATTCGTCCCAGAAATCGAATAAGAACCAGCGCCAGCTGCAAGTACGTATCCAAGTATTAAAGTGGTATCAGTACCAGAAATTGAATAGGAACCGGCATCAACTGCAAGCACGCGATTAAGCTCTAGAGAAGCATCAGTCCCAGAAACCGAATAAGAACCGGCATCAACTGCAAGTGCATATCCAAGTACTAAAGTAGCATCAGTCCCAGAAACCGAATAGGAACCGGCACCTGCAGTTACTTCATACCCATATTCGAGAGAAGCATCAGTCCCAGAAACCGAATAGGAACCAGCGTTGACTGCAAGTACGCGACCATATTCAAGTGACGCAGCCGTGCCAGAAACCGAATAAGAACCGGCTACAGCTTCAAGACTGATTCCCTGTGTGCCTCTTGGAAACGCCTCTGTCGGAACCGTGTACCCACTATCAGAAGCGTATCGCGCAACTCCCTTAGTTATACGTACTTCGTCAATCCACCCGGTCCAATCAAGCGTGCCTTCAATTGAGCCGATGCGCATTTTCGCAGTTGAATTGTGTAGCGTTCCAGTAGCACCAGTGACACTGTCAACCATCGTGCCGTTGATGTAAACGCGAATCTTTCCGGCAGCATCCCTGTCAACGGCGACATGGTTCCAAGCATTTTCGGTGGCACCAGTCGGGCTGTTGCCCGTGTCATAGTTAACAGTCGTTCCATCAGTCGACGCACGAAAACGCAGTTTCCCTGCACCACCATCGAACAGCCACCATGAAAGTTGGCCGCTGTCGTACTGACTGATGATGTGACCCGCGCCGTGAGTGGTTTGCTTTAGCCAAAGCTCAATAGTGAACTCGCCTGAACCGAAATCCCAGTCGGTGTTATCGGCGCAAGAAATAAAATCTGCTGATCCATCTAACAGAAGGCTGGCTGAGCCAAACTTTTTGTCGGCAGTGTCTAATTGAGCATTACCAGCGAATGTTATGGAATGAGCTGAGTTACTGTCATCCGTTGCCGATGTCGCCGTATCTGACCCGTCAAAGGAACAAAGGAACACAACACTACTGAAATCCAGGTCACCACCAGAGGCATAGTCTAAAGTGGCATCAGTGCCAGAAACCGAATAAGAACCAGCCCCAGCTGCAACCTCATACCCGAATTCTAGTGCCGCAGTCTGACCAGTTAGTGCATAAGAACCAGCACCGGCTGCGACTTCATACCCATGTTCGAGAGAAGCATTCGTACCAGAAACTGAATAGGAACCGGCATCAGCTGTTACTGTATACCCAAGTGTTAAAGTGGTATCAGTCCCAGATACTGAATAAGAACCGGCACCAGCAGCGACTTCTCGACCATACTCTAAATTAACTGCCGTGCCAGAAACTGAATAAGAACCAGCGTCTGCAGGAAGGGTATAATTTGTGACACCTACAGTGTAATGGACCCGGCAACGAAAGGTGTCGACTTCAGCAAGCCTTCTGATGCCTGCAGTACCATCTTTGAGCGCGGATAGATCGAAACCAAAAGAGCTGACACCAACGATATCTGTATCAGCCCACGTCGTTCCCCATAGGTTGGTCGCTCCGCCCCTTGTTTTTGTGGTTTCGGATGTTCCCCAGGCAGTTGTGGAATGCTGCGACGTACCAACTTGCCCGGAAGATTTACGAATAAAAAGTTGGCTATCTTTGATTTGGTTATCTTCACCTACGCAATCATACTCAACTTCAATACCGTCGATGGTCGAACCAGAAGGAATATCCGTCGCGGTAAAACCAAAGTTAGTTAACCTGAGCCAATCGGACCATTGGTTATCGTTCAGGTCTGTTTCGGCATAGCTGTTGTCAGACGCGACTGCATTGCCTGGGTTTGCCCAAACATCACCAGACCCAGACCGTGCCGCATTCGCTGCTGTGCCGACAGTTTTGTAACCGGTGACAGCCATAACTTATTGAGCGCCTCTATCACCTTGCACCTGCTTGCGCTGCATCTTCGCTTTTTGCTCCGGTGTCAGGTTGGCAAGCCTCGCTGCACTTTCCTCCAATGCCTTCCGCTTAATAGAATCGTAAACTGTAACGCACATCAACGTGCCATCTGCAGTCCAGACCGGGCGCTTATCTTCAATACCGACACAGAACTTCTGGTGCTTACGGCCACAGGTACAATGCAGGACATAGATATCCGGCACTTGCTCTTTCTCGCTTGACTTCCACGCCTCGATCTCACCGTTCTCGGGGTGGCGGCAACACGAGGCGATCTTCTGGTTTTGCTCCTGCTGCTCTATATACTTGTACTTGGACCGAAATTCATCCTTGTGCATGATTTTCGACAGCGGAATGCGGTGACAAGCGAGAATTCTGGTACTCATATCAGCCAATCCTTATATTGGTGGATTATACCATAGTGTTGAGAATTACGCCAGAGTATTAAGACTAGCGCCAAAATCAAGCGTGAAAGTCTCGCCATCTCCAACCGTGAAGTTGCTGCCATAGTCGAATGAACACATCAACGGATCAGCGACTGGCGTTGTCGGTGTATCGTCATAAATCGAAACATAACGACCAGCGACCCAATCCGCAGCCGATGCCGTCCACACCACGTCAACGGCGGTCATTGTCACTGTGCCGCCAGCGCGAGTGGCATCGTTTTGAATGTCTTCACCACCAGCCGTGTAGCCGGTGCCTGTGATCTGCGTCAAGTCGGCCAGCGCATCGTCGGTCGCAACAACGGGAGCATCCGAATGAATGGCAGCCTTGAACGTATCGGTTGTGCCGAATGCATCGATTTGCTTGTCAGCAAGGTATTCGGCCCAACTCTCGTATTTAGTATAAGTTGCCATGACTGTATTCCTTCTCCGAGTTTAGTGTGATATCAGTTCCTGCCAATAACTATTGGTCCAGACATCTGTTGATGCCTCGTAGCCCTTCTTACACCTTCGGCACTGTATCTCAGGGCATCAATGACGTGATTATCCTTGTCCTCAAGAGTAGGTAGGATCTCTTCCGTCATCTTGTCTATCTTGTGAGAATAATTCTCCAACTCATAAATAGTGTTCGTGCAACGTGGGTGGACTATTATGTCATAAGAACGAAGAAATTCAACACCCTCTTCCACGGACCTAGCGCCCTTGATAGCCTTCCTTATATCGAAACCGCGCATACGCATGTATTTAATAGTTTCAGGGCGAGCACTGTCCGCTACTATTGGCCAAACAGCGGCACCGGGGACACCCGGAAAACCGAATGGATTTTGCCAGCGCCTCGGCTTCTTGGTGTCTGACCCAGCAAATAATGCGGGCAGATAATCAATCTCACATCCAATCTTGTACGCTTCATAATCTATAAACAGTTGCCTATCTTCGATGAAAGAGCGAACAAGAACAGACGGATCTTTAGAGAAACCCCAGTCACCACCAAATAGAAGCCTTACACCCTCTGGTGCCTCGAATTCTTGTATCTTCCAATTCTTAAATACTAATGCCTCAGAGACACTGTGGTACTTGCCCATCCAAACATGAAGGTAATTCGCATGGTCCCTTTTCTTATCGTATTCCATTTCTTCCCTGAGTACGTCCGGGAACCATGGGTTATCGTAATAATTCACTTCTATGAGAATAGTACCAATGGGGGGAGTGCCACCCCTGAACAGTGCATCGACAGGATCGCTCTTTTTATCCGGGTTCCAAGAGAACCAGATTTCAGAATTGGGCTTGCGAATAGTAGGACGAAGGAGACTAAGAGAATGCTGGGAAAGGCTCTGTGCCTCTTCCACCCATGCTACATCAAACCCCTCCAGAGACTTGATAGTTTCAGCATTATGAGACTGCATGCCCTGAAATATTATCAAACCACCAGTTATTGACTCGATCCTATTTTCATAAATCTTAAAATAAGACTGCAAGCCCAGCGCCCTGATCTTAAATTCCAATAGGCGCTTAACTGACTGGTCAAGAGATTTCTGATACTCACGAATACAGACTGCAGAAATACCCTCAAATGCTACTCTTTCAACTAACCTCTCAGCAAAAAAGTGAGATTTCCCGGAGCCTCTGCCGCCATGGATGGCCTTATATCTGGACGGCTGCAGTGCAGGTACGAAAACTCTAGGAGTCTCAATTTCGAGCCTAAGTACCTGCTCAGCCACTAATCGGTGCCCTCATCGGCTGCACTATCCTCATCCGAAGGAGGTACAACAGGATCGACAATTTTCCGGACCACCTCTTGAAACCTAATAGCTCCACCATCCTCGCCTGTGGCCTCAACTCGGGTGGTATAACCGCGCCCCTTGCCCAACGTGGTCAATGTGAAACGCTCCGCTTGTGCGTCTCCCATCAATGCAGCAGTCATGTGGGACCTTTCGATATAGTCGACAGAAGTCTCTCGGATATTATCGAATACTTCTTTGACGTCTCGGTTGGCAAAAACATAATCGCGAACCCGCGCCCTGTTTCTATTAAGCAAATAAGCCATCTCGCCGAGATGTCCGCGCGAATGGTAGATCGCCGCAATGACATCCTCTTTGAAATATGGCCCGATGTTGTCGATAGCCGTCAGACATGTCTTGAAATCATATCCGACATATTCTTCGGGTATTCTGAGAGCAGCGAAACGCTCTTCGAATGCCTCCTGAGTGCTTTCTGACATATCGGAAAACTCCTATACAAGCATGCGTGGCACTCAAGGATACTTCCTTGTGCCATGAACCCCGTCGGAAAGCTGTCGCCCCCGCTCAGAACAGGTTCTATGCTGGAATTAACTCATCGAATGATTTCGTAGCACTGAAATGCCCCATTCCAGCTTCTCCAGATACCTCGAAACCACTCTTTCCTACGAAAGACTTCACGAATGCTGTTACTACAGCCCCGAATGCCTCGAAGGATACTTTGTCGCCCACTTTAAAGCCCATTCGGACCGTTCTTGTATTTTCAAAACGCCCTAGCGCTTCTGCTTCCATTATTTGCTCGATTTCTGCACTTTCTATCAATGCAGGATCACCTTGTGATTTTATCGGCCCAAGCACTCCACGGACGCTGTTTAGGTCTCTCCAGTTCCCATGTGCATTCAATGATACAAATAAATACCCTGGAAATAATGGAACTGCTCTATTTATCAAACACTTGTGTCTTCGATGACGTCGTGACTCAATCAAATAAGGCATATAAACGTTGTAGCCACGCGTTCTCAGCGCTTCCTCAACGCTTTCATCTTGTCCTGATAGGACCCTTAATATGAACCAGTCATGCTCCATACCCTGCAGTATAGCACAGGCGGAGGGCGGTGGGAAGTCCCGTTTCCACTCGCGCGCACGTATGTGGTATAAAGTACTATTGTGTCAGCGGCTCAGATGTGGTACAATGAACAATCGAATACAGGAGACAAATAAATGAAGACCGTTACCAAGAACGTGTATGTGGCTGATGATGGTAAAGAATTTACTACTGAAGCTGAATGCCTATCTCATGAACGGGCAAAAAGAACACTAGCCCAGCGCCTTAGGCTGCTGAAAGTGTACTCGATTTCTCACGGGTTCGACGCAACCGAAGGAAAAGGCTATTTCGCTAAAACCTTCATCATCAGTGATGCTAAATTTCAAGTCGTCCTACAATATTGTTTCGACAAATTTGGTCCAATCCTTCGTCCATGGTACGGCGACAGTTTTTTCGAGGAATGGATCATCTCCGAGAGTTCACTGTCTGCCGCCCAAGCTCTACAAGAGCAAGGTAAAGTGCCACATTATGCACATAGACCTACTGAAGTAATTGTTGTCAGCAGCAATGACTTCACTGAAAGTGATCTACCTACTTCAGAATTCCCGTGGCCCAGGAAAAAGGACTGACAGATATGCCTCAATATGCAGTACAGACCACTTGGTACTATAAATACACTGATGAGTCTGTTGTCAGAACCTCTCATCCCTTCGCTACAACAGACTTGGCGAGTGCCCTTGATATTATGCGAGAACTTGCCGATGATGAAAACTCCATGGGCACAGTGACACACGTCAATTTATCCCGGTTTGAAGTTCAACAAGCAAAAAAGGGGTCCAACATACCCTCTCCATATCAAACAATACTGTTTCAATGGCATGAAGGTATGTTATTAAACCTCGATCAAGCTATCAAAGCTCGACTGAAACAAATAAAGCCTGCGAGGAAATGAAAATGCATGAGTCCTCTAGACAAATAATCCGTGAAGCTATTCTTGCAGAAGCCACAAAAGAAGAACAACGGCGTCGCAAAGAAATCCGAAAGAAGAATGCATGGAAGAATGCAGTCTCTGCTGCTCAAGCCTCATATATCAGTGATCCTGAATACGGTCTTACTGACAAAGATATGGAGAAAGCACTTCGTATAGCTTTCGAAATCCTCATTAACCAATTATTAGGGGACATTTAGATGCCAGTAACAAATCGCGAAAAAGTTGAGGATAAGACGAACTTTCACAAACTGATCGAAGAAGCTCGAAAAGAAGGGAGACTGAATGGTATCATAGACGTGCAGAAATATCTATATGATATAGCCAATCGTATGGAGAAAATCAAGGACCCTTTGGCCCGTGGGGTAAATGAAAAAGTGCAACTAATACGTATGCTTGCAAAAACGCTTGATGAAGGGATACCCGAATGAATGTCCTCGACATCATCGGGTGGAGTGAATTTGTATTTGCTATAAGTATAGCTGGAATAATGCTTTGGTGTATTAAATAATGCAGTAGCGAATGCGTGTAATTACACATATTGGTATATACGTTTTCGGATGCGTGTAATTACACATATCGACCGCAGAGTAGGGGGGCACAATGCGCCCCCCGATGCTCTATTCCACCTCGAACTGTGCGACCCGGCAGAACACACCATCGTCGGAACCGGCCCAGAGGGCGACGCAGTCTTCCCACGACAGGTCGTAATCGAGGATCGCCGCAGTCCCTTCGTATTCGATCCCGAATTCCCATTTCGTATCGGGATCGCCTTTGCTGATCAGCGCCCCAAGAAAGCCACCCGCCACGACCAGTGCGATGGCGACTACAATTCCGAGGACGATGGTTGCTACGTTGTTGGCGTGGTCCGTGTTCTGCATTTCGGTGTCTCCTGCTCTCGATCTATGCCCCATTGTACCATAGCACGCTTGCCTTGTCAAGTCCATGGGCCATGTGCTCTTGCATTTGCATCTTGCTTGCGCTCTTGCATCTTGCTTGCGCTCTTGCATTTGCATCTTGCTTGTGCTCTTGCATTTGCATCTTGCTTGCGCCCTCTGGCGGGGGGCGCGCCCAGCACCCGCCATGCGCCCGTCCCGGCGCGGGGAGGCCATCCCCGCGCGCGGGCGGCATGCGCCCCCTACCGGGGGGCGCGGGCGGCGTATAGCGTGCGGGCGGCCTCCCCGGCCTCCCGGAGCGTCGGGTATCCGGATGCGCCCCGGATGCGGCGCGGGATCACATACCCGTCCGAGTTGCGCTGGGAGCGGTCGCACACGCCCCACGTGCCGTTATCCGCCTGGGATATATATAGCGCCCGGTCTGCAACTTCCGCGTTTAGGGCCCGGATGCGCGCGACGGTTGTGTTGGGAGCGGTCTGCATGTCGGTATCTCCTGATCGGATCGGGCCATCCCCGATCTATCCCCGATTATACCATGCCGGATCGCCCGCGTCAATATGCGTCGAACGCATGGCGATATGCATCCCGTGCATGGCTTCCGGGCTTGACACGGGCGGTCTGCCGTGGTACAATGGAGCATAGATCGAGAGCAGGAGACACGGACATGACGAATACGATCCAGACCATCGACACCCCCGATACGGACCAGATGGCGCGCACCGCACGCCGGGCAGCTATGGCGGCGGAGGCGATATGGGGACATGCGCCCACGCTGATCCTAGCGTGTGCCGGGTGGTCGGACGAACACTGGCAGTTGTGGCATCCGTACGATACCCGGCATGGATCGCCGTCTCTGGTGGTATCGGGCGACGGAGTGCACGCGCATCCGGATACCCATTGGGATGTGGTCCCGATATTGGATCGCATCGCGCTGGGCGCGATCTAGGACGGCATCGGGACGCGCCCAGCGCGTCCCGGAATTGTATGTGTTTTCGTGTCTACAACTGTGATCGAAAATGCAAAACGCGAAAACGCGAAAACGCGAAAACACCATCCGGATGGCGGGGGGCCGGGATGGCCCCCCCGCGCGCCCCGGATGCCTACGGGGCCGGCATCGGGCCGGGGGCGGGATCCCCCGCCTCCACGATCGTATGCGTATCGGTATCGCATCGTCCGGCCTCGTCGATGGCCCATCCGATGTCCTCCGGATCGATCCCGGCGATCGCCGCCGCCCGATCGATCCCGATGCCCCGCGCGATCGCCGTACGCCCGTCCTGGTTGTAGATATCGTATGCCTGCATGTCCCTAGCTCCTGATCCCCGATCGGGCCGATCCCCGATCATCCCCGATTATACCATGCCGGGATCGCCGCGTCAAGCCCGGAGGCCATGCACGGAATGCATACCGCCATGCACGAAACGCATGGCCTCTGGGCTTGACACGGGAATCCGGGCGTGGTATACTTTTTATACGGTCCAAGGACGGCGCAAGCAAGAGGACCCGGAGGCGAGGGATGGGCCGATTTCGACCACGGTTGTAGACACGAAAATGCCCACAATTTCGGGGCGTGTTCCACGTGGAACAGGGGGGATGGGGCGGGGGATGGCCCCCCGCCGCGCGTCCGGGCTATCCGGGGAGGCCGTCCCATACGCCGGGCGCGGGATCCCCGGCCTCCACGACCACGATGCCCGCGCCATCGCATCGGGCCTCCTCGTCGATCGCCCATCGGATGTCGTCCGGATCGATGGCCGCGATCCGCGCGGCGGTGCGGATGCCTACGCCCCGCATCCGGATGGTCTGCCCGTCCTGGTTGTAGATATCGTATCGCTGCATGTCCGTGTCTCCCGATGCCCGATCGGGCCATCCCCGATCGATACCCCATCCTACCACGCCGGGACGCCCGTGTCAACCTGTTTCCGACGCATGGCGATATGCGTTCCGTGCATGGCTCCGGGGATTGCGCCGAGAAGCCGGATGTGGTATACTTTTCCTACGGTCCAGCGGGCGGACCCGGAGTCCAACCATGGGCGCGATCGGAAGCCGGTTGTAGACACGAACATGCATGCAATTCCGGGTGTACGGGTTGCACTCGGTTGTATGGGGGTTCGCATATGCAACTCCGGGGC